CCGAACCTGATTTTGTGGATTTGTTAAGTGCGAAGACTCAGTGGAAGCTAAAAGACGAAGTTCCACCAAAAGCAAAACCATTGCAAACTTTACTGATCAAATCAGATGCCTACCTATTCAAGCTGGGGCCTGTGGGCATATATCTGTTAGATCTGATCATGGCAGCATGTCCGGATAGCGTCTACTTACATGCAGGAAAGACGTTTGAGGATATGCAAGCCTATGTGGCGAGAGCGGATCAAGGAGATGGTTATGAGATCATGGATGCAGTTTCTCTAGACACCAATGTTCGTGGTGCTGGATTACGACTTATGGTGTGTGTCATGCAACACTTTGGCATACCTCCAGATCTTATTCAATTTTATCTGGACGATAAATTGAATTTCCATACCCGAAGTATTCAGCTTGGATTGATGACGTTCAGTGGGGAGATCTTCACGTGGTTGGGAAATACTTTATATACCCTTGCAAGGGAGGCATTAAAATATGATTTGGGCCCTACCGATCGTATAATGTCTTCTGGAGATGACATCTGCAAATTTGGTCCTGAAAAGGCCACTGGTGTCGAATGGGAAAAATATCGAGAATTTGATACTATGGGAGAAAAAAGGGAGCGTCCTTCCCGTGGTGAATTTTGTTCATACACCATTAAAAAAGGATACATCTTCAAAAATCCGATCATTCTGTACCGAAGATTGCGTGGACAAATAAACATGGGAAAACTCGACGACGTTTATGATTCATATTATTTACACTTCCTAACCTTTTGGCAATTAGGGGACGTGGAAGGAATTTTGACTGAATCTGAAGTTGAGCATGTGTCTGTGATGGCTAGATTGTTCTTTAATCTGCGCCGTCAAGCAAATACGCATTTGAAGGTTGATTGGAGTAAAGTCGATGTGGGGAATTCTGAGACCAATATTGCTACTATAGTCTTAGAAAGTTTTGTGGAAGGTTTTCAGCTACTCGAACGGGCAGTCGATGTTCAAATGCCCCTCGAAGCCCAGTATACCCGGGAAAATGTTGAAACCCTTACCCCAGACTTTGATGACTGAAGCGATACGAGAAAAGAATTTGCCCCAAGCCCCCCATGAAGGAGGCTATGTAGTGGAAGGAGGTGGTACGATTCGTGTGGCGGGTGCGTTGCGAAAAGGCAAGGCTGCGACGAAGTATTCTTTCAATGGTCCAATTGAGGATAAAATGGACGATTTGTTTCGAGGCATGGGTCGTGTTGACTTGGATGAGTTGGTAATAAAATGGAATTTCACTGCCGAAAAGCAATGTGTCAAAATTGCGATTGCGCATGTCCAAGATTCATCTGACATTGATGATCTTTGTGCTCGCGCTGGTAATGTGATAATCTATTCAAACAACTTATCCATGGGTAAACAAGAAGAGTTCAATGTAGTAGTGCCTGGTATGTATTCCAGACAGGTGCAACCTGCTAGTTCTCAATTGCCGAGATTCAAATTGCGATTGGAGGCCACTGATGGCGTCGAAATTCGTTATCATGCGATATTTCGATACTATGGACCTATTGTGCAGAGTCGTTCGTTGGACTGTGCCTGAGGATGTCCCCATGTCATTACTGATGAGCTGGCTGAAAAGCCGCCATTAGGTGATGATGATGAGGATATTCCTGTTGAAGAAGTTGTTGTTGATGATCATGTGGATGAAGATCAAACGATTGTTGTGTCTGAAACTGTAAAACAATGTCCGATTCTGGTGTTTCTTAATAAAACAGAAAAATACGAAAAACAAAAGAGTTACGAAGTTCAGAAATTGGATGATTCCATGGAATTGGCTGTGAATTTTCAAGGTTGTTGGAAACATGATGGTGCAAAATACCAAAGTGCTTCTAATGAATTGATAGCCAGATTCGTGGATTTCGATTTGAAATCGTTACTGGAATATGATGATAAGTTTATCTTTTTCTTGTCTGTGAAATGACAGAAGACCGCATTATACTTGCGTCCTGTCAAAGCTCCAAGGAGCTTTTAAAAAAA